TTTTTTTTTATTATTAGAGTCAATTAGAGTGTTAATCTTGTCGGTTAACATATTAACCTTATTCTCTAATTTATCAATAGCATTTATTATATCTTCGTAACGAGCTTGTTTATTTAAATCAAATTCGAGTTGTCCTGAATCGGAAACTGGTTGACTAACCTGCTGTACAGGAAGTGCTTCAAATTGAGCTGCTGGTTGTAGAGTGGGTTGACTGATAATAGGTTGCTGTACTGGTCTCTGTTGCGAGAGTCTTTGTTGTGGTATAGTCATACCAGCTGCCTTCATAATGTTTGAAGGCATTACTTTAGACATATCCACATCTGTTACTTTCAGGCTATCACCTATAGCGTTCTTTTTAATACCGCCTATATCATTAGACACCATTTTACCAAGCATAGCAATAGCAATCATCTGCTCTTGCGTTAACCCCTGTTGTTGAGAAGCTAATTGTTCAGCTTCTGTATCTGACATAGCGGGTACAGCAGACCGCTGTTGGGCAGTCTGCTGACGAGCTTGTAATATTTGCTGTCTTCTTTCTTGTTCAGTCATTGAGATTATAAGTTATCAAGACCATCGAGAATGGCTTTAACTTTATCGTCGTTTGTATCTGAATCTTCTGCAACTATAGGTGCCGATTTAGCGACTGACTTTGCTGCTGGTTTAGGTGCAGGTGTATCGTATGGTACATCTTCTTCTTCCTCTACAACCGGTGCGGATACTGGAGCAGCATCTGTACCATAATAGTGAGTATCAATAAATGTTTGTAATTCTGCAGGTGTTTTATGCTCTACAAAAGTACCAAGATCATAAATGCTTTCATATACATCTTGAATCTTGTCTTCATCTAAGCCATCAATAGCAGATGGTGATAAGAACTTAGAAGCTGTATAAGTTGGGTACTTTGGTGCACCTGGCTTATCTGATACTAATTCTGCTTTAATACGTAAGTTACAGCCATTTTCACTTAGATCAAAGATCTTAGCGCCGAATTCAGCTGAATCATCACCACTAATAGCAGATTCAATAATCTTGTTTAATTGTTTACCGAAACGTAATACTTTAACAGTACCGTTGTTTTCTGGTGATACTGGATCACTTACTACATAAACATTAACATACCAGTTCTCTTTACGACGTAGATTTGCTTTAGCCTTTTCTTGTTCATCAGGAGTACCACCGCGTAATACCTTAAAGTATAGTTCACTAATCGGGCAACGTTCACCCCATGTAGAAGGAGATGTTACACTTACGTATTGACCGGTAGCAATACTATTCCAACCGTGATGATAATAATGTAAAAAGGTTTCACCTGGGTTTTTAATATTAGGTAGTAAACGTACTACATAATTACCTGGCTTAGCAATAGAGAATAGATTCTTAAAGCTGCTACCAGTATTTTTTGTCTTAGCTGAGTCGAGAGCGCTTTTAATGCTTTCGAACATATTTGAATTAAACGTAGGTTTCATAATTGTGTTGTGATTTTAGTTTAGTTTTTAGTTTTATCAATAGTATTAGTTGTATTTGTTATTAGTTTGAGACCTTCGTCAATAAGTTTCTTTGCTCTAATGGATGAGTTCAATCGCATCTTGTATTTCTGGATGTTATTTGCAGCATCTTTCAAGTAAAGTAACTTATCTTGAGGGTTAAGAGAGTTTAGCTGGTTTTCAAAGAAAGGCAACTTAATCAGTACATAAATGTTAATAAGTTTGTTATTATATTCGTTAAATATTCTATATGTATATCCTTCTTTCGCTCTACAGTAATCAGTAAGTGTAGTTTTCTGGCGAAGGCAAGTACCGGCAATATGTTTTAAAGTCTTTTTAATGTCTTCAATTTGACTTTCCGTATCCGGTAATTCTTCTTTCTTTTGCTTTTCTACTGTAGTATAAATAGCTATAGCTTTTTGTGTAGTGTAAAAATTTAGCGGAAAATGCTCTTCATCTTTATAAACAATATAAGGTGCTTTAAAATAGTCTCTTGGATCTATTTGAGGAAATTTCTTAAAGAATAATTCCAAACGCTTACAAATAACACCATCCGGGGTTTTGTCAAAATCATTAAAGTCTTTACGTGCTTTCCAAGGCTTGTTTAAAGAGCCACGCGAAACGCTTAAATATGTATTATAAATTTCCGGAACGTTCATTAGTACTACGATTGTAGTACCTCTCTCACAACTTTGCTACGGCAAAGGTTAGAATTATACTTTAAAAATATTAAAATAGCTTCTTTCTCGTTGTCAACCTGTAACATCCGCATGTAAACTTTTTTGTATATTTTGTTCTTAACAATCAATGAAAACACAGCCACATTGTTAAGTTTTTTATTGTGTATAATGGAACAAAACGAGCTAAACTTAATTAGCTCTGCTTCTACCTCTTCTTCAATTAAAGAGTCAAGTGGGTTTTCTAAAACTGCGGATTCTAATGCACCAATTACTCCAGACATTATTGATTCTCCACTGGGGTTAATTGTTTAACAAATTCCATAAATGTATCTGTAATTTTACCACCAGCGGCATACTCGTGACCACCACCTTCGCATAGCTTAATAGCAAGCTTTGACATATCTATACTACATTCTTTTTTCTTTCTAAAAGATACATGTGAGTTATTAGTATTAACGAAAAATACAATATCTGAATCATATTCTTTAATTAAATGGTCGCAAATATCATTAACATACTTTGTACCGGTTGTACCTGTAACCTTAACATTTTGCTTACTAATATTCACGTTACCTGAAAACACCTGTAAGTTCTTTATAGTGTTATCTCTACCATTAATATATTCTTTAATGATATTAAGCTCTTGTTTATTAAAACCACTAAAACCGTTATAAAAACGTTCAACAAATTTATCAGTACGGGTTTTGTCTAAGGTTTTTTGTGTGTTGGTTAATAAGCAATTTAAATTATAAGATTCGTTTATTTTAAATTGATAGCTGTCGTAATCATCCGCTAACGCAATTAAAAGCTTTTGCTCTGTAGAAAGTTTCTTTTCAAAACCAGGGTAACTTGTCTTAAGATATTTATATAGTTTTTTAGCACAAGAAGTTTCTTCAACCACATTAACAGTCGCGTTCTTATAAACATCTTTTGCGTTTACGTGCGTTAGATGATGGTCAATAATCTCTACATTAGCTTTGTCAATAAGATCTGCACAATTACTTGTATCAAGATCTAAAAAGTAAACTTTATCGTAGTTACTGAAATTATCTTCTTCTAACCACCGTAATATTTCTCTTCTTAAATTACTGACTGTGGTAGCTTTGTATTTTAGGTCGCCAATATTTGCATTAAGACCCCAATGTAGTGCCAATAAACTCACGGAGCCATCTAAATCGATGTCTGTAAAAATGTATATGTTCTTGGCACTCATAAGACTTATTTAACTTACTTGGCCATATTTTCAAGCTTTCTTTCCAAGCTTGACATAACATCAGAATCGCTGTTATTATTGGCAAGTCCTATATAGTCTTTTTCTTCAGAAAGCGAAAGAGTATTATAATCTATTCTCATAGCTGTTGCTCCGTGTTTAGGTCCTACACGATTTTTAATACCACCTACTTTTATAATGCCTAAATCCTGATCACCTTCATCTTGATGAATAGACCAAACAACGTCTGCTGTAAACGCTACACCTAAAGATTCGCTTACGGTATCCAGACTTGGTTTCTCCATACCTTCACGGTTAGTTTGAATTGCACTTACTATAGGAATACTAAAGAAATATGAAAGAGCTCTTAATTCTTCTGCAGTATTTTTACCTTGTTCATAAGAGTTATCACCGCTACTCGCCTTTATCAGTCCAAGATAGTCTATAACGAGTATATCCGGTTTTATCCCGGTCTTTACTAAAGACTCAAGATAGGCTCTAATACCACCTATAGTAATGGATTTCGGTGGGAACTCCTTAATGATAAGCTTTTGCTTACGTTGTACTGATACTTCTTGAAAATATGTTTCTAATGGTTTTATCTGTTGCTGGATATCTTTAATAGGTATTTTTGATAGATGTGAACTAATGCGTTTAGCATACATCATTTCAGGCATTTCTAATGAAATAAGAACGGTAGTTAAACCACGTTCTGCCATATTAGAAGCTATATTACCTAAAAAGATAGATTTACCAATATTAGTTGGTCCCAGGAATAGATAAAGAGCTCTACCTCTTTTAGCTAAACCACCACCAATTTTATCGTCGATGAAGTTCCAACCTGTAGGTATAGTTTCATTAGGCGTACCAAGCTCATCAATAATTTTTTGATATTGACCGTAAAAATCTAAACCAATGTCGTTAATAAGCGTTACATTACACGCCTTTTCAAACATCTTTAAGAACTTACCATAATCAGCTTTATCATTCGTTACATCATCTACTATCTTCAGTACCGTATTATAAACGTTCTTTTCTTTAAAAAACGTCTCAGTATTAGCAATAAGCTCATCCATATTAAGAGTGGTATCATATTGCTTGTAGGTAGTAACTGTATCTTTAAATAGTTTTAGATCTTCTTCTTTACTGAGATAGGTTTTAATCTCGGTAATAGTAGGTAGTGCTTTACGCTTATTGTAAAAGTCTTTGACAATACTCACTACAAGTTTATTACCAGCGTTTTTAAAGTTCTCCGGTGATAAATGGTCTAATACTAAAGATACATAGTAAGAGTTAAATAAACATTGATGTGCAACAATGTTTTCAAAATATTCTGCGTTTACTTGAAGTTTATTCTTCACTTTATTATTATAATATATAAAATAAAAAAAGCTAAGGTTTCCCTTAGCTTTTTTGTTTATTCTGATGATTCAGTTTTTTCTACCGGCTCTGAATCAGGTATCTGATCGAGAGCCCCACCATATCGAACCTTTTCTTTTAAGGTCTCTTCTAATAGAGGTATAACTTTAGTATCCCAAAACTCAGTGTCATTTTCCCAAGTCTTTCTATAACCGATCTTTTCTCCATTGAACTGAAACGTAGAACCAGTTTGCTGAATTACTCCAAACGCAATAGCCATGTCAGCTAAACCTGCATAACGACTTAACCCGGTACGGAAGTTGTTATAAAGCTCAGCTTTTAAGAAAGGAGGTGCAAAACGGTTCTTTACTGTCATTGCTGACAGAGTAACACCGCTTACGTTGTGAGCTACTGCTATTGCTTCTTCTCCTTCGTTTTTGTCAATCTTTTCGTTTCGAGTCGCAAGCTGAACCAACAAAGAAGCAAGATAAATAGGGCCAGAGCCACCGGA